TTATTATCCCAGTATGCAGGTGTTTGGCTTGAACTATAAAAAGCACGCATTGAATTACCTATTAATGCAGTTACCAGTGGCGCAGGGTATGCTACGCTGTCAACTGTAACAGAACCTGTACCACCGCTACCTAAACCTGTTATAATTTTTGCTGATGTATATGTTGTATCAAAATTATTTAACCAGTCAAGGTCTTGTAATTTTAAATCGCCTAATATATCTTTAAGGTTTTGTTCGCCAAAAAATGTAATTTTATATGTGTCTGCTGTACCATTTTTTAAATCAACGCCCTCTAACCTTACTTTACCTTTTTGGAATGGTGTACTGTTTAGTTCTATTTTAGCATCTACTTTTTTACGTGCATCAAAAGCATAAGTTGCTGACTGTGTAAAATTTTCAAAATGTTTAAAAAACTTATTGTTTGTTTTACTAGCAGGTATGCTAAAGGTTTTACTAAAATCTGTAAATACTTTTCCAGGATCTTTTACATCTTGTACAACTTGCGTAAGAGATATTGTTTCATCTTTAAATAAATCTAACCTAGTATAATTTATATCGTTAGGTTGTTTAACATATAACTCAATATTGTTCATTACCTAATATTACTTATCATATCAAAAGCATATTCTGCTGTGATAGTGTATTGTATTGTTTTATCGTTCACGCCTGTTTTTATTCTTGTTGCTGTGTTTGTTATGTTTATTGGTGTTGTTTTACTATCCTTACGTAACCATACTTGTTCGCTTACTAACAATTGCCTAAATGAATCGTTTACAGAATCGTAACTCATAGGTGGGCTGTTTAGTATTAACGTTTCGTTTGCTAATGCGTTAAATTGTTTTATACTATGTTTGTTTATATCGTACCTAGAATTACTATCAATTATGCTACGTTTAAATGTTGTTTTCTTTACGTTTATATTTTCTGTTGTTTTACCTGTAAAATATAAATCTTGTAAAGCGCCATACTTGTTTACAAATGTAACTTTATATGCTTCGTGTTGTGTGCATACCCTTTCAATAGCATATGTTCTACTTAATACAGTTTCACTTGTGTCGCCTGCTGCAAATGTTTGGTAAACAATTGTACCAGCACTTGCGTCAAAATATGGTATTTGACCTGCTGTATTATCAGGTGCATATATTTTATCGCCATCTTGTAATAATGTATCAGTAGATGTAGATAATGTTACTGCGCTGTTTTGGCTTGTGCCTAAACCTTCCATAAATTCAAAATAACCATCTATACCTGTATGCGATATACTTACTGGTGTACCTACTGGTGTAGCAGGTTGCCCTGTGTTAATTTCATCTACTGTTTTATTTTTAAATGTAAGTGTACCTGTTATTGCAATTGTTTGGCTAGTATATGTATTGTTAAATGTAATATCTAAATAATCTCTACATAAATCTGCTATCTCAAATGCTACTGTACCTGTTTCTTGGTTTGTTGTACCAGTTAACACACAATCTTTACTCATCTCGCTTATTACACTTCCATCAACTGATAATTCTAACGTAGCGCTTTTTGCAACATTAGGATTTACATATGCTTGGCTGTGTGATTCATAATATGGGCTTCTCAATAATATATTTGCCATTAGTTACCTCTTTTTATTAAACCTGATTCTATTAAACTATCAATCATAAGTATTACCATATCATCACTAAATATATCTTGTAAGTCGTTTGGTAATTTTTTATATTCATTTACAAACGGTATTGTATAAAAGTTGTTAGCCCTTATACCTTTTTCAAATATACTTTTAGCTAATACGTAACCTATAGATTTATAGTTGCCTTTTTTGTATTGCCCTGTTGCTTTATCTCTAAACCTTATTTTTCTAGCTTTAGCCCAGTTTTCTAACATACTTCCGCTAGGCATTTTTTGGCTATAACTGTATGGTGTGTTTTTATTTACACGGTAATTACTTTTTGTACCCTTAACACCTTTGTCAATGTAGTCACCGTAGTCTTCCATAAATAAACCATAGGCTACATTACTTTCATCTTCAAATAGTTTTTTATAGTTAATACTATTGTATAATTTTTTTGTGTTGTTTATAGGTCGCTTTTTACGTTGTAGCTTTGTACCCTTTGTTAAATTTTGGCGTGCTTGTTTTTTTACAGCTTTAAAAAAATCTGCTATGCGTTCATTAAATTGGTCTGAAAATATTAACATATGTACTGGTCGTTTCTTACTTCTATATTTATTTCTGCACTCCAGCCTGCTAAATTGTTTTCAAACCTGTCTACAAATGGTTCACAAACTGGATCGTTAGTTAACCTGTAACCTGTTTGATGTAAATCACCAAACCTTAATTTTTGTATTAACCTGTTTAGCACACCTAGCTGTGTGTTTAATATATCTTGCTCATCTGTGTTTTTTCTAAATATATCTGTTGTTTCGCTTTTGCTTGTATCTTTAATATCCATAGCAATTACTGTTACGTTGTATATTAGTGTTTGTTCTGTAGATGTTACATTGTTTACTATAAAGTGTGCTAACGGAAATATTGTTTGCTTACCTAAATCTACTTCAGATACATCGCCTATTGTTACTGTTTTTGTTATGTTGTTATTTAATAAAGATTCTTCTAACGTTTCTGTTACTAAATAAAATGACCTTATTGCTGTATTATTTTCTGACATTTGATTTTAATTCTGCTGCTTGTATTTCATTTTTTTCTTTTATATACATTAACGCTTGTAACGCTGTTGTTAATCCTTGCTCAGTGATATTTTCGTATTTTGTAATATCTCCTTGAGCGAGCTCGTAAATTGCTCCATACCAACCCCATCTAGACTGGAATTGGCTGGATCTGCTGTAAGGCTGTTCCACTGCCTGTCCACTAAAAAGTCCATCATATTGCTCGACAAGTCGATCCCTAAATTGTAAAAAAAAATCAGCGAACTAAATGCAACGTCTAAAGGTATATCACGCATATCGTCTGCGTTTTCTTTGCCAGTATATTCTACTACATCGTACTTACCACCGTATTGCATTTTTATAGGCCTATATAACACACTCATTGCAAGGTGCATATTATCCCAATCTTGTAGGTAATTATCTATATCAACGTACTCACCTAACGACATATCTTCCAACTTTGGTATAAAACCATATTCTTTGCCGTTATGTTTAAACTGTGTTATTAATTCTGGTTTTGTGTCAAACAGGTTATTTAGTATTGCTACTATTTCGTTAATGTCTGTTACTTTAATTTTAAATGTATCTTTTAGATCAATGTTACAAAATATTTCAATCATCTTTTGTGCAATAAATGTAGCGTCATCGTTTTGCTGTTGTATCTTAATAAACTTTTGATACTGCGCTAATGTAACATCTTTTAATTCTGTTGGTACGTTTACTGATAACTTCATATTATATATAATACATAAATATAAAAAATTTATCCATAAAAAAAGGTAGGCGTTACGCAACCTACCTGTGACCAATTAATGAAAAATATACTTTGTGTATATGCGCAACTTGCAGACATATGAAAAAACCTAATTAATTACGAAAAGATTATTTGTGTTAACTGGTCCGTTACTTTATCCTCCAAGCATTGAGGTTATACAAGTTTGTTACTTTTTCATCGTGTGTGCCTTTTAGTTTACCGCAAAGCTGGTTATAGTATGTATAATATTTAGTTCCAGCCTTTATTGTTTTATTCCTATCAAGTTTGATATCACTTGTAGCGTATGCAAACCTTTTGCCTGCCCAGCCTAAATTTCTAGCTGCATCTTGTTCGCAAGGCTTACTGCCAATAAATTTACCATCAACAAAGTATTCTAAATAGTAACCTATTACTTTGTATTCTGTTTTTAGTGTTTTTTGTTTTGTCATATAGCTAATATATAACTTTTTTTGTAATTATAAAAATTTTTTTATAACTTTTTGTTAATTAATTTTGTTACTATGATAAAATGTAATATACAAGAATTAGCAGCCTTGCTAAATAACCCTAGTGTTGATATACTAGAAGTGTATGGACCAAAGCCTAACACTGCTGAATACAACGACGCTAAGGAAAATAACGTTAAGGCTTGGCTAGTTAACTGTGTAGGCAATAGGGGTATTAACGTATAGCGTACTTACCATAATTCGGCTTACTCATTAAACTATATGTAGCATACCTTGTTGCATCAGGGATATGGTCGCTTCCTTCTTGTGGGATATTTGTTAGCCTGTTTGCTTTATCTTTCTTCCACCTGTAATCTCTAAACTCACGTATTGCATTTACAGAAGTTTCTGTTACGTGCAGCTTATAACGTTTTAATAAATCTATACCTGCCATAATACTGTTTTGCCCTTTTACACTAGGTTTAATATTATTACCCATTCTACGTAGTTCATCTATTAAACGCACTTCTGCTGAATCACCAAAGCATAAATTATTGTTACTATTTTGTTTTAATAAAAACCTGTGTATATCTGCTGTTGTCATCATTGTTCTATATAGCAGTTCGTTTATATAAATATTATGTTCTTCTTTGTAAACTTCTACAGCAACAGTAGGATCGTTAGTATAACCGAAGTCTATGCCGATTGACAAAAATTTAGCTGTATCTGGTATTTTGTTTACTACTGCAAACTTAAATATTTGTGTACGTGATAAAGCACGTTCACCTAAACCAAACACCTGCCAATATTCATCATCAGTTTCTTTTAACCTTTCAAGTTCGTGTATAATGTTTTTGTCTATAAATGGGTTATCCTTATATGTAGTTTTATAGAATATAGCATCATCACGTACTTCTACTTTGTCATATATCCAGTGATTGGCTTCTGAAGGATTATAGTCGATCACAATTTTGCCTTCAGTACGAAAAATTAATTGTTGCCAGCTATCCCAATCTATTTCATTACACTCGTTTACAAATAACAAGTTTCTTTTACGCCCACGTATTTTAGCTGGCTGGTCTAGTGATATAAACTCTATTATGTTACCGTTAATTGTATATTCGCTATTACTTTTGTTATGGTACTTTTCATTATACAGTTCATAGTGTTTTAGTATATCTAAAAAGTCACGCATAACTGTTGCACGTAAACTTGGGAATGTTTTACGGCATACTGTAATTATATGGTTAGTGTTGTTAAAGCAGTAATCAAATATTATCCAAATAAGTATATTGAATGTTTTACCGCTACGGCTCCCACCTTGTTCTATTAGTATTTTTTTATCTGACCTGCTAAAGTTATAAGCGTGGTTAAATATTGCATTAGTTTGAACTTGCTGGGTCATTTACTACTACTTCAAATAATGGTGTATCTTGGTTTAGGGTTATATCCTGCGTTTCTTTTGGTTTACCATAAAAGTAATTAGCGTATAGCTGTGCAAACTTATAATCACCTTTTTTCAAACCATTTTCTAATACTTGCAGAAATAAATCTTCCATAGGTGATAGCTTTTCTAATAACTGTAATTCATCAGCTTTAGCTTTCCTACCTGCGTTTGTACGTTTACCACCCCAACCCATATTATCTTTTTTTACCTTGACCTCTATATTTCTTTTTATAACCTGTTTGACTACGGCTAGCATTCTTACTGTGAACTCCTGGCCTACGCTTCTTTGGCTTAAATATGTATGTACTAATTATCTTCCTAGCCAACTTGAAAAAACTTGATTATTCAAGTATATAATAAAAAAAATACACTTTTTTACCATACCCATTCAATATTTTGTATTTCATCAAACTTC